GGGATTAAAGATTTGAAAAACAGTTGCTAGATCTTTATAATTTGGAACAAAATTGGAAAAAACTTCTGGAGAGATTTCTTTGTTTATCTTTTCAATCAGATTGCTTTGTATTTTAAAAAGTTTCCTGTGGTTAATTGCACTTTTCTGTATTCTAGATTGGAAAACTATCTTTTCTGCTGTATACTTATCAACATTTTTTGTTTCCAAAATAGAACGATAAAGCTCCAGATCTTTACCGAGCAAGGTTCCGCCTTTGAAGTTTTCTCTAATAATCTTAATAATTTTAGATTTTTTCTTCGTGTCAGACTCGTGAATTGCTTTAGCGAGTTCACGAATAATCGCTTCGTAAATAAAAGCTGTATTACGCTTCTTGTTGTGTTTCATCTTCATTTGATTGAATCTCCGTTCTTTCTAATTCTGAAATCAGGTTTTTAACCTGCGTACTCGTATCAAAAATACTTTTTTCTTCTAATAAGTAGTTGTTTCTATCGGACTCTGTAAAAATTCCGGTAGATAATTTTTTTATTTCTGATGATCCGGGTATGATATCTTTTTCTTTAGGAAATGCCAAGTTCTTTAGTGCCTGCGAGCTTCCAGTCCTCCGGTCTCCGTTTTTAACACCAGTGCGTTTTGGCGTATAGTAACTTTTTGAGTCAGGAGTTGTTGTCATTTTTCTGCCTCTCTCATCTCTTTTAGCTGGGGATGCCAAGAGCGGCTCGTCAGCGTCTGGTGTTTCTCCGGTGTCGCCCTCGTCGTCGCCAAGGTCCAAACCACCTTCATCATCACCGCCGAGATCCAAATCTAAGCCGCCTTCGTCACCTCCGGCGTCTTCGCCTCCAAGGTCTAAGCCACCTTCTGCTCCGCCGCCGAATTCTGCTGCGGCTGACTCACCTGCGGCTTCTGCTGCTGCATTAAGTTGTGCCTCATATTTTCTATCATGGAACATTTCTCTCTGATTTCTAACAAATTCCTCTTCGGATAGGCTAAAAATGTGCTGTGCAATCCATCTTCTTGAGAAGAAGTTTTCAGTGGCTCCGCCAGCAATATCAAATTTTTGCTTCCAGTGTTCCAGTTCTTGAAGTTCTGCAATCTTAGAAGGGTTGTTTAGTTTTAATCTAAAACTCACGAGATCGTCTCCACGGAAACCTAATGTGTACAGATGAATAATACCAATTTTTTCCAATTCCGCAATGACGGCTCTCTGCAAACGCTGGATTGTTCTAGCAAAGCGTACATCTTTTTGTGCTAAGGTGGTCTTATCCTCTGTTCCGCCCTCTTCTCCGTTTGAAAGATAGGCTGCTGGAATCTTCAGTGCTGAAAACATTTTATCTCTAAGATATTTTACGTCATCGATATCGCCAGTGAATTGTCCACCTGCCAAGGTCTCAATCTTTGAAGATTCTCCTCCGCGAACTGGGATGAAATAGTCCTCTTCAACAGAAAGAGGATTGTATCTAAGGTCAACTCTTCCAGTGTTTGAATCCACTACCTGATTTCTTTTCATTGATGTAATGGTTTTTTGAACAAAAGTCTCGACATCTTGAGGGGCAATGTTGCCAACATCAATATAAAAGACTCTACGTTCCGATGACCTAACAATTCGGTATGCCATCATAGCATCTTCCATCAAAACTAGCTGTCTCCAGATTCTCCTACCCGGATCCAGCACAGAAGTCCCATATGGGGTATACTTATCATTTCCTAAAATTCTAAAATGAGCAATTTGCCAATTTTCAAAAGTCATTCCTGCCGAATTCCACTGATATTGGACGTAATTTGGGTTTGTCGGGTCTTCACCTTCTAATCTTTCTACCTCCCTAAGTGGAACAGGTACAACATTTTTGATTCCAATCCTATCATCAATGTCCAAGTATAGAATAAAGTCTCCGAACTTACACATAGAGCGACACCACCCAAAAAGATTGTGGTCTAAGTTTAAAACATTCTCATATAACGAACCCAAAACTGCCTTAATTTCTTCATTTGGGCAATCGATGTGCATCATTGGAGAAAGAGCAGAGTGAGTTGTCATTTCATCAGCATAAATATCAAGAGCAGAGGCAATCTCTGGCATATATTCCATTTGCTCGTAATCCACATATCTTTCGGCACGATTTTGTTGTGCCATAATCTTAGAATGCATGACATCAAAGGGACTATATTCTGCCTTTCTAAATTGTTGACCAGATGCTGACCTAAATTGTGTTGCATATTTATCCAGAGAGGTTCTGCGAATCTTTCGATTCATCTGAGTTCGCCAGTTCACAATTGGTCCAGAAAAAAGCCTTGTTAGTCTTCTAAATAATTCAGATTGTGGATTATTCGGGTTCTTTTTTTGATCTGCCATTTTTCTATCCTTTAATCAGCCATGAATATTTCATGTAATCTTCTTTTGCTTTAAACATTTTTTCGTCTAAACTTTCTTTTCTATTATATCCTTGCATGCCGGGAATTGTTGTGTTGATTTTTGTATTTACCTTAATCATAGAATCAAGGCACGCCTTTTTGTGCTCAACCTCTCGCTTGTTTACTGTAAGTGCTGTGTCTCTTACCCAACAAGCGATAGCTAACGCCATTATTAAATCATCATTATATCCCCGCATGGCTTGGGGTTTGCCATTTTGCCAAATAAAAGTTCGTAATTCATTGGAAAGACGAACAGAGTATACTTTAATTAGTTTGTTTCTTACGAATTCTTCCAATTTTGCAACGATTAGTGGGCGAGTCTTCGAAGAGGTTGTGAATCCCGGCACTGCTGAATTGTTTACCTCACCTTGGTGGCTTTCGATATATTCATGAGTACCCTTAATTGAATAATATATATTGGGGTATTGCAAATCCATCAATTTTTCCAAGACGGAAATACCAATTCCAACATTCTCGACAACTAACAAGCAATTTCCATACTCTTTTCCAGCTTGTGACAATATATTTGCATACATATCCAAGTTTGGCTTTCCCTGATATTCGGCAACAATTTCCATCGTATCTAAATTTAAAACATGGAACACTGAATAGTCTGCACCGTCGCCGCGTGCAACGTCGGCGACCAGCAAGTAGGTACATTCTGGATTATATTGCTCCCAAATCCATAAATTCCTGTCAAAACTTGTTCTGTATTTTGGCTCGCAAACGTTTTCCTCAATCCAAGAAATGTCATCCGGATGGATTACGCTCTCCCCAGACGTGTTGAAGTTACATTCCAGTTCTTGGGCAATTTCTCGACGAGACATGTTCCTCGTCTCTTTCTCAAACCACTCCTGATCTCTTTCTGGATGTACATCCCATGGCAAGTTGATTGGGTGAAAATCATTTGCACCTTCGGCGGCTTCAGTATATGTCTTGTGAAACCAGTTACCAACACCGTTAGGTGTACTTAGGGCGATAACTCGACCACCGGTTGAGATGGTTGGGTATAGACCAGCCCACAATTCAGTCAAGTTTTCA